ATTGCCGCCGTGTAAGCCGTTGTAAATTCAGTGCTTTCAACGACTGCTTGAAAGCTAGCAATCGGTGAAAATCCTGTATCTTCGTAGCTTTGTGAATCGGCAATTTCATTCAATACCGCGCTAACAGATGTGCCACCGTTAATGGTGATGGTTTCCCCGCCAATCGTTGTGCGAGCGGATAGGAAAGCTTTTTTTGCAAATTCTGTTAGCGCGGACATTTTGAAAAAACCACCCCGCCATTTCTGACGGGATGGAAGTTATGATTACTACCAAGAAAAATTAGTCAGCAAGCAAGCAGATATGCTCTGGCTTGAGAACCTTAGCACCCCAAAGAACACCGATTTCGTAGTGAACCATGCGATAGCCGGGATAGACAGCAAGCTCAAAGCTCAGTCCGCTGCGTGGGTCAGTTACGACTTCGCGCATCAAAGCAAGATCGTTGCCACCAAGCGGAACTTCTGGCAAGCGAGTTGCAAGGATGATTGCGTTGCGGCTGAATGCAGCGTTTGCATCTTGCGCGCTGAGAACCGTCACAGCATCGTTGTTGGCGATTGCTTTGATAAGTCCTGGTGCTGCGATTGTGATGTCGCCGTCTCCGTCACCTGCAAATCCGCTGGTTACGGTGTAAGTGTTGCCGCCAATGGTCACAAGCGATCCAGTTGGGATCGTGCCAGTGCCTGTGTCAACGTGGATTGTGGTGCTGCCGACTGGATAACCTGCTACAAGGTCAACAAGGTAGTTTGCACCTGTGGCAGTGGCAGTCAATCCGATTTGAGCAGACTCACGAACACCGAAGCCCATAAGGTTGCCGAGAACACCTTGGCGAAGCAAGCCGTTGTCACCGGCACTATCAACGCTGTTGAGCTGGGTTAATCCGCGCATTGCAGCGGAAGCCGTGGTGTTGAGAACCATGTGACGGTCGCTGAGTGGTGCGCCGCGGTCATCCAAAAACTTCTTGGCAAAGGCAGCATCTTTCAATGTTGCACTGAACAAAGTCGTTGCGTTTGGAGTGATTGCACCCGATGCACCAAGTGCGGCAGCGTCAGCAAGATCGTTCTCGATCTCATTCACGGCAGCGCGGATGGCTTGAGCAATTTGATCTTGAGCAACTGACAAAGTGCCAGCTCCTTGATTGACCGCGTATTGCTCCTCGGCACTCCAAGAAAATGGAAAGGCGCGAGCTTTGGTGATGGTGATGTTTTCGTTGCCAACGGTCTGATCTGCGATTGCAGGAAAAGCCATTGCAGCGGTGATGTCCTTGCCTGCTGTGTTTGCAGCAGTTTTGAACGAACGGAGATTTTGACCAACGGCAACGCGATCAGCGGAAGCGTCACGGGTTACGGATGGGATAAATCCGACAAGCTCACGCGATACCACGTCAAGCGCGGAATAAGCGTCAGCCACTAAGTTAGTAAGTGTGTTTGACATGTGTTATGTTAGTTGATGATTTTGCCGCCAGTTTTGACGAAGTTCATGCGCTCGGCAGGCGTGAGCGTGTTGAACTGTTGGAGAGTTTTGTTTTTGATTGCGCTTTCTTCTTGGATTGCAACTGGTGCTTCGTGTCCATTTTGAGAAAGCAACAGAATTGCTTTTTGCTCTGCGCTAGCCTCGGCAGTTTGCACTTCTTCTTGGAGAGTTACGATTTGCGCTTGTGCTTGTGTCAAGCTTTCTGCGGATGTATCACGCTCTGCGGTGAGAGTTGCAATTTGTGCTTGCAAGTCAGAAATTGATTGTGCATGAGCTGCGACTGTCTCGCGTTCAGCGGATAGTTCAGCTTGTGCTGCGGTCAGATCCTCAGTAAGCGATGCAATTTGCGATTGCGCGGCTTCTAGGTCTGCTTTGTTTGCGAATGGGTTAAAGCTCATTTCGAGTTCGATTTTTGATTGATTTGTGTTACGTCAAGATTTTTTTTCAGATAATTTCATCTGCTAGTCCTAGGTCGATTGCACGTTGTCCAGAATACCAGCCAGCGCGGAAAACTTCTTCGTCGATGTCTGGTCTGCGCTCTGAAACAAACGCTTTAAAAGCATCGCCAAATTGATTTGCTGACTCTTGCAAAAATGCTAGTTGCTCTGCATTCGGCTCCAAATGGAAAGTTGATTTCAGCGTTGCGCCTTCGTTGGTTATTGCCTTTGCCTCAATTCCGATATTGCGCTCGTATTGAGTATAATCATACCAAGTCATGATTGTGCCGATGTTGCCGATCTGCGCAGTCTCAGAAATCACAATGCGATTGGTAGCACTTGCCAGCATGTAAGCCGCAGAGCAAGCGCAAGACATTACCGTTGCGGCAGTTGGCACGGATAGCGCGGAAATATAGCGCGAAAGCTCAATTGCCCCATTTACGCTGCCTCCACCGCTATTGATTACAAAGTTGATTGCTTGCGCTCCTTGCTCCATCAAATCATCAATCTCATCTTTGATCGAATCGTAACTGGTCACGATGCCGACCTTTTCATAGATTGCTGGAACTCCATTTGTCAGCATCCCCTGAATCGAGATTGTGCCGATGCCGTTTTCAATAAATGGTTTCGGGCGTAGATTGTAAAAATCATCAATCTCGATTTCGTCAAGACTAGCCGTCATTGCAGCGTTTAACTGTGACGCATCGCAAGCATAAAAGCGTTGCATTGCAAGGTGATTATGCAGTTGGTTCTTCATTCGGTGTAGATTGTTGTTGGCTCATTTCGTTTGGCGTGAGCATCACCATTTCGCGATCTTCGATGACCACTTTGTATTTTTCTGCTACTTGCGCGGCAATGACTTTGCGCATTGCGATTTCCTCAGCTCGCTCGGTGTAATGCTCGGTCAGCGTTGTCCCTTGTGCTTCCAAGATGTCACCCATGTTTATGGTGCCAAGCTTGAAGCCTTCGCGTGCCATCTGCGCTTCTCTACCGTCATCCACGGTCAAACGTGGCGGCATGGTAAACGACCAAGAAAACGGCGCGGCAACTTGTGTGATTTTCCCGTTGGCTGCCAGAACTGCATAAGCGTATTCAAGCTTGCGCTTGGCAATGTATTTCAGCACCTTTTGGCGTGCCAAAATTGCTCTGCGAGCGCGTTCAACTTCTGCCCGTTCTGCCGTGCCTTGCCCCGCTGGTTTCCATGTCATCGAGTATGACCAGCCAATGCCAATCAAGCTCATGCGAATCATGCGGTCATGGAATGATTCCCAAACGTCACCGGGGTTTTCGTGCTTGATGGTTTCAATTTTGCTGCCGCTGCCAGCTACAAAATAACGGTTTGTTCCTGGCTGAACTCGCTCAAAGGTGACTCCAGTGTCAGTGTTGCAAAGCATGTCAGTGTTTGCAGGGTCATCTAAATCAGCACCGCCAATCTCGTTGTGTTCGACAAGCCCGATGCTTGAAACGATCATTTGACGGATGCGCTCATACTCTGTTGATTGCAGGCAATGCTTCAAATCCTCTAGTGCGTGCGTGAAACTTGGCAATCCGCGCCCTTGTTCCTGCCATTCAGGATTGAAGCCGTGAATGATTTTGTAAGCGGGAAAATCCTCGTATTCTTCTGACTTTGTTCCCGTGCTGATGCGGTAGGCAATAGGTCTGCCAGCTTTGTTGTAAATCACGCCATCGCGAATCACCGCTCCTTTGTATTTTCCATCCTTGAGTTCTTGCCCGTCTGGTGCGTTTTTGCTCCAGCATTGATGGTAGGGAATGCTTTGGAACTGCGGGAATGTCCCGCTTGAATCGTATGTCAAAAGCGTAAAGTCGCCGCCGTCCCGATCCATGGCAATGGAAGTCAAGCGCAAGTCAGTCTGCCAATCATACATCCCGCCGCGGATGTCACTGTTCGGATAAAGCACGTTAATCAGGTATTGCGTGGCAGCATTGCCAGCGTCACGATCTGCACCCGTGTAAGTAGGGAGCCATGCCTCGCCTACGCTGTAATCGGCTTTCTGATTGATTGCTGCGCGTGGCACGCCCATGTTGGTGTATAGCCTGCGCGACAATGCCGCCAAGGTTCTGCGGTCATTCATGGGAATGAGCTTGTCAATATCACCATCTCGATTCTCATATTGTGGCGAGCGGCGAACATCACGCGTAGCAGCGTGCGCAAATTTTACAGTTTGTCCGTATTGGTCAACGATCATTGGAAAAATACACGGGTTCGGGTTGTGGATGTGAATCCGTTGTCATAATGCCAAACGACCCGTTCTAAGAGTGCCAGCCTGTCAGCTTTTGAAATCGTCGTTGACTGTGAGAAGGTTTGACCGTTCACCGTTGCGCTTGTCAGTTCCTTGCCAGCGTCCGCTGATGTGGCAACCTCTAGCGCAATCGCGGCGTATTCGTCACGGATTGACTGCATCGCTGTCGCGTTCGTTCGCGTAGCCTTTGCCACCGTTAATGCTAGCCGTGCAAGATTCATGCGCGTATTGCGCGATTGATTTTCCTTGCGTCAAGTATTTTTTTCGGCTAATTCTTTCCCCGCTATGAAAT